GTATCGACCCAGCGACTCATGTACATGAAGCCGTTGGTGTCGTCAATGTCCACGGTGTACGTGCTGCCGCTGCTATGGTCGATGCGAATAATCTGCTGGATTACCGTGCCCGCTCCAGTTGTCAAGCGCTCCAAATCGGTGGCCAGCTTATTGGCCACGTTACTGGATGCTGCGCCATAATCGGCCTGGGGGTTGTCGTATTCTACCTCCACCACTGGCAACGTGATGTTGGTGAAGCTCGAACCGATAGCGAAGCGCTCGATAGTGTACTCCCTGCGGTTTGCGCTGTACTCCATCTCGAAAATGCCATACTCACGCGCACCCTTTACGAGGAGGTTCCACGGATGCAGATATATGTTCGCATTGCGCGCGTAGAACGTGCCGCGCTGCACTTGTGTGGGGAGCTGGGACTGTGCCAGTATCTCACGCACGCCGAGGCGATGGATGGGATAGGCCGTAGCGGTTTGACTGCTGACGTGCTGACTGCCGACATCGAACCCGCCACTGTACCAATTCACCGAAACATTACCCGTGATCACGTTATCTTGTGTAATCTCCACCTGATTATTGGCGCTGGTGATGGCGGTATATACAGCCGCGTCTCCTGGTCCCTGACCGACCGCACCATACAGACCGCGGAAAATTGGATAAAGGAAGCTGACCGTTACGCTGCTGGTCTGCTCCGATCCAAACCCGTTAAACACACGATACCGAAATGAGGAATCAAAACCAATTTGATCGCTGGGCAGTGCATCGGTTTGTATTTGGATAAACCCTGTACCGATGTCGAGCCCGTTTGCATATTGCCACTGCGCCAGTGTGATGCTGTACACCCCTGCCGTACCGCTCCAGCCGCTATTGGTCCAATACTGTGTGCCGATTTGAAGGGTTATATCTGCACGCAGTAGGTAGTTATTCGCCGGGTTCTCTGCCACATTCGCCGCATCAATAGTGATGTTTGTGGACAGTTCGATATTGAACTCCTGACCCGCGAAATACGTGATGTTCAAATCGGAAAAACTCAACTGCGCGCCGGTGGCGTTGAACGTCGCTCCGAAGTCGGCCAAGTAAAAAATGTTGGTGTTGCCTTTGTACAACCTGCGACGGGTAACCTTTTTGACTCCGGGCGTGTAAGTAATCGTTCCGCCGCGCTGCTTCACGAGGTTCGTGCTGTCTATCGTCTGCGAAAAGTTGCTGGCGAAATTGGATTTGGTTAAGCCGCTAATACTCTCAGCGGTGCGGTTCTTCAATATGCCGTACAGCTCCGGGGTGGTGCCTATCGGATCACCTTGCAACTCGCGCAGCCATAGGTTCACAGGCATGAACCACCATTTTCCTTCAGCCATGAACACCCGCGCATTGAACGTAATACACAGGCTGCGTAAAAGCTCCAACATTGTGGGATAGTCAACCACGTTTGTTGTGTCGTTGTAGACGGCAGGATAGTTAAACGCTGTTTCGCCTAGGTAGTCGCTACCAGTGAAACCGTCAACTTCAAAATCGTTGAGGTACCGCAGAAACGGATCTGTGCTGTCGTACAGTGTGAACGTCCGTGTGAAGCTCAAACAGGCCCATATCGCGCCCGCGATGCCGTCAGGTACACTGATGCTCAAAAATTCGTCGGTGTCAAGGGTGCCTAAGTGCGCGAGGTCATCGGATGCCGTAAGCGTTACCGGCGTCGGCGCCGGCTCGTCAAGCTGTTCGATTTGCTCCGTCAGCAATACCCCACGCCACCACACCATTTCACTGCCTGTGCCCGGATCCTTTAAGATTTCCACCAGCAGTTGCCCCTCCTCGCTTGTGGGTATGGTCGTGTTTAGAAACGTCTCAAAGCCTGAGCTGTCATTGAATACCGTAAAGGAGACACTGCTGCCAATGATGGGCGTAAACTTTTTTTCATTGTCGCCCTTGTATGACAGCGTAAATCCATCACTGGCCAGCGCCAGCTCGATGGGCGTACCGCCGGGAAAAGCGGTGTCTTGAATGTTAATCTGCCATTCCTCGCCCTTTTCGTCGGCGAACTCGCTAAAAAATTTAATAGCCATCAGAAGGAACGTAAACGATTTCTGTCGATTGCGCTGCGCTCATTGGTCAGCAATAGATCCGAGCCGCGAATGAGGCCAGTAACCTGCACCTGGTTGCCGCCCATCATGCTTTGCAATTTATCGAGCGGTGCGATCACCTCCGGGTTTAGGCGACTGGTTCCGGGGCCCTCGCCGACGAGGCCGAGCTGTGGCCCCATGACCAATCCACCTGCCGCAAAGGCAGCAATGTCTCCGAAAGCCGCATCGACCAACGCCATACCCGCACCAATTAGGCCGGGTATAACGAACATTGCCGCCGGCCCGCTCAACTTGCCGCTGCTGATTGCCGCCTCAATAATGAACGCCTGCGAAGCGCCCAGCGCCGCCTTAATGGCATCCTTTGCGAATCCCTTAAACGCTTCGCCTGATTTCTTGGCGCCTGTAATGATGTCCGCGAAAGCTCGGCCCAATTGCGTGCCGATGCTTTGCGCTAACTGCAGCGCGGCCTCCTCCATGCGGTACAGCATATCGTTGAACTGCTGCGCGCTCTCTAAAGTTTGCTGATTACCTACGACCTGCGTCCAGTCGGTCATCGGTTGCAGCGTTGCAGTAGCTGCCGCGCCGACGTTCTCTATTGCTTGCGCTTGCCTCATGGTCATTTCGACCATGTTTTGTTGACGCTTGGCAGCTTCATCACCGCCACCAGCACCGGCGCCAGCGCCACCGCCACCGCCGCCGGCGTCTACCGTGGGCAAACTAATTACTGCACCTTCGCCGAATGTAGCTGTAGCAATTGCCTTGTTTAGTTCGGTAATCGCGTCGGTAATACTGTCGACCTGGCCAGTGTAGTTCGAAGCGTTAAAGGTCGAAATCTGTTTATCGAACTTATCGCCGAGGCTGCCGACTTTCGCCTGTGCTTCGCTCAAACGCTTGGCGCGTTCGATTATTGCTTTCTCCTCCTCCAGCTCGCGCTTGCGCTGGTTGAGCTGGAGAATCTGCTGCTGTTGATCTACGCCCGCGATGCTCTGAATGAATTCCAGCGTTTCATCCTTTGCCGTCTTCGTGTTCGCCTTGAGCGTCAGCATAACACCCGCCAACGCCACAACGCCTGCCGCAACCGCCAGCAACGGATTGGCCAGCATCGTGGTGTTCAGTAACCCCATCGCCTTGCGCATCATCTTGATCATCGGGATGATGTTCATCATTTGACTGGCGAACATGAGCAGCGGACCCGCCGCCGCGGTCATCGCGCCGAAGATGAGCAGGTTCTTTTTTGTTGCGTCGCTCAAGCCGGTGAAGCGTTGCGCCACCTTCACCACACTGTCGAGGATGTCCTTCAGCGCTGGCATTAGCGACTCGGCTAATTCCGCTCCGGCCAATTTCAGGTTGTCCAGTGCCGTGCTAAACTTACCTGCCGCAGTTTCACTTAAGCGCTCCATAGCGCCCGCGGCGAAACCGCCCTCCTGTGCAAAGCTGGACAGCGTGCGATTGAATTCCTCAACACTCACGGCACCCGCGCCCAGCGCGTCGGCAGGCAGGCCGGTGGCCTCGCTCAACGCTTTGAAAATTGGTATGCCGCGCTCGGCCAATTGGTTGAGGTTCTCCAGCTCTACCTTACCCTTAGCGTTAACCTTGGCGAAGATGGCCGCGATCTCCTCGATGCTTACGCCGCTGGTGGCAGCGATGTCGCCAAGGAATTGCAGTTGATTGTTTACCTCCTCGACGCCGGTGCCGCTTGCAATGAGCTGGCGCGCGGCGTTGGCCACGCCCTCAATTTGGAAAGGTGTTTTTGCGGTGAACTCGTTGAGGTTCGCCATCATGTCGGCGGCCTGCTTCGCTCCCCCCGTCAAGGAGACGAAACTGGTCTCCATCTTCTCCAGGTCCGCGGCGCTCTTTACAGCCGCCGCACCAATACCCAGCAGGGGAACGGTGAGCGCCGACGTCATAGACCTACCAACGTTGGCGGTCATGCTCTGAATTTCGCCGAACTCACGGCGGAACGTGCCCTTAGCTTTGCGCAGATCGCTGTTCAGACCTTTCGTCTGTACGCCAATCTTAACGAGGAGATTCTTTAGTGCCATCTTTTGGAGTTGCCCAAGCCATTAGGAGCCCCTCGGCCACCCGCTCGCTTTGTGTTGGTTGTGTCTTTGTCTTTTTCTTCGCCTCCTTTTCCCACGGAAATTTCGCCAAGTCTTGCGGTTTAATGGTGCGCCCCTTCTTCGCGTGCGGTTGTAGCATCAGCGCCGCAAGCCACCGGGTGCGTTCCCACTCGCTGCGCTCGCGCTCCTCCTGCTCCTTGGCGTACCCTTCCGCGGCCAGCGTCAACTCCTCCACCGTCATCTCATAAAACGAGGAAGGGCCAAGCCGCAAGCGGCCCAGCCCTAACCTCATGAAATCGTTGAGGGTGGCGGCTTCGCCTCCTTCACTTTTTTTTTCCGTCCGTACCCATCAGCTTGGCGAGAACTTCGCTCAAAGCTTCAAAGTCGGAAACGTCAACGAGCTCCAGGAACCCATCGAGGTCGTAATCGAACGGCACACCCTTGGCCTTGCCCCCGCTCTTTGCGAAGTAGTAGACCATCGTCGCCAGCTCCACAATATCCTCGCCCATGTTGGCGATCTCGATACCGTGCTCATCCTTCGCGGCTTTGATTGCGCGCATATCTGCACGCAGCCAAAACTGTTTGCCGCTTAACTCAAGCGCTACCGCTACCATTAGCTAATAACGGTGTAAGTGATGGCGCCGGTCAACTCGAACGTGCCGGAAATCGTCACGTTATCCTCCGTGCCTGCGCTCTGTTCGAAGCTGGTGAGGTACGCGGTGGCGCTGAATTGCTTATCACCGGTATTGGCCGTGGTGAAGTTGACGACAGCACTTGCGCGGGTGTTCCACAAAGTAAACAGGTCATCAATGTTGTAGGTGTTGTCCTCTGCGTGAAGTGCCGAGAACGTAACCGAACCGGACCGCAAGCCCTCCAGGAGCTCACGGAATCCGCTGCTGTCTTTGCTGGTAA